TCTTTCCCGGTTTTTCAGTTTCAGCTAATTTAAAATCATCATATCCTTCAATAACTAATTTTATGCTTTCTTCTGATTCCCCAGCATCTATCATGCGCTGAATAATTACCTCTAAATCTTCCATAGTATAATTACTTCTTTTGGATATTGTATTGTTTCATATAATCTTCTACTGTTTTAACGGGAGATTGCATTTTTTTTCTAGTACCACCTTTTACGATTTCACCAAAAGCCTGAAGCAATTGGCCTCCCGCCGCCCCGCCGCCTGCATAACCACTATTTTCAAAAAGCCTTGTATAAAAAGTATTTCTTGTTAAAGGGACATTCATATCGTATTCAATAGGTTTTGTTGTCATTTCAGGAAATCCGTCTTCACCTAAAACCTCCGCGCCTTCAGCGTCAAGGACAGCTTGTTCTGCAAAAACAGTTATTATATTATTTTTTCTATCATAATTTGTTGGAGTACCAATAAGCCTTTCCCACTCACCAGCTGGATCTTTTCTAAATACATCGTAGTATTCTTTTGCTTTTTGCTCAGGAAACTTTTTAGTATCCGCCCCACTACCCGTTGATTTGGCCGATGCAATATCCTTAAGAGGCTCTGTTGCTAGGTAATATACTTTGTCTTTACCTTCCCCATAAGATTTCCAGGCTTTGTTTATTCCATCTGGACCTTCTAAAGCTAATTCTTCAAACAAGCCATTTAAGACTTTTAATTGCCCATCAGTACTTGGATTGTCTTTTAAAAATTCATCTAAATTTTTGTAATCACTATCAAGTTGATTCCTTAATATTAAGTTTTGTTGTATAGGCGGTAACTTTAAAAAACCTTCTACACTTGCAGAGACTTCTTTGCCTATTAAAGATTTTATTTCATCTTGGTCAATAACCTCAATTTTACCACCAACTAATTTCTTGCCAGTTTTTTTGCCTTTGTTATCTACAACATCTATATAAAACTGTTGGTAATCCGGTTCTTTAGCTATTGAATCTAAGCGAACGCCTTTATTATCAGTAACTAATTTTTTTGCAGCATCCTGAACTTCTTGTGCCACCTGTGGTATATCAGTAACTAATTCCCCTCCAGAAACTAAATAATCTTTAGAATTAAAACCAGTTACCGCCCATGATTTATCACCTATTTTTCCGCTAGCGTTTAAATTTATTGAATTATTTTCTGGATCAAAATACATATCAAAGTCAGCAGAAGACTTACCGGATACGAAACTAACAAGGCCTTGGTTGTTCATTACACTTTCTGGATCTGATCCATTAACAGCAAATTTATTATTTAAATCTGTTATGCTCATGCTAGCCCAAGTAGCCCCATCGGCCGCTAGGTTATTAATATACTCGCCTGTGCTAAGTAAAAAGTTGTCTACGCCAGAAATAGTCTTTAATAACTCCGCCCTTTTAGCCGGGTTGGACTCTTGATATAAAGCTATTTTAGCGTCCCCTGCGGCCTTTATTCTAGCATCGATAATAGGATTCAGCTTTTCATTAAACGTGGTTTTCGGCAAGTCAGCTTTAAAATTAGCCGCTTTTTCATTACCAGCTAATTCTACATCAGTATACATTTTCTGTTGCGCCTTGTCCTCCGCCTCTTTTTCTTTTTTAATGCGATCTCGCCTAATCCCAGCATTTTCTATGCCTCTAGCTATATTTGAGCCTAAACCAGCTAGGGCTTGCCCCAATAATTCTCCTGATCGGTCTGTTACTATTCCTGGATTTCTATAACTCATTTTAATATATTTCTTTAATTACTCCGCCCTATATAAGCGCTTGCTATATTTCCTATTCCACTAACGGCCCCAGAAATTGCTGAAGCTTGATTTTGATTAGCTTGAGCTATATTGGTTCTTGCTTGCGTTTCCTGCCCTGATAATCTATCTAGTTTAGCATTATCTCTTTCTTCTTGAGTCCCAAACTGGAATCCTTTGCCTGCAACCTCAGCATCCTGAAGCCTTTGCCCCTCGCTTAGTTGAACGCCTTGCAATCTTTGTTGTTCGGACACTTTCATCTGTTGAAGTTGAGATTCGCCTTGAGCTTTTAGTTTTTCATTTTGAGCCTCTTGTTGCTCTATATTCGCTGCAACACCTTGTTTACTTTGTAATGCAGCCTGGGCAAGCGCTGTAGCACCCCCGGCACCAGAACCGGTAGCTCTTAGTATATCAAGGGTATTGGCTAAGGCCATATCTGTTTGTTCCATTTGCATCTCAGCTGCTTGTGTGGCAACTCCCAGACTAGCATATGGGTTACTCATTATACCACTTAAGTCTTTAGCCTTACCACTAAGATCGGTTACCCCGGCATAAGGATTTGTTATAGGTTGCCTATTGTTTTCTAAACTAGTTATTTTTGCTTCCAACCTTACCTGATTACGCTCCGCTGCTTTTCTTTGTTTACTAGCTTTACTAGCCCCAAAGATGCCTCCTATAAGTTGAATTCCAGCACCGATGCCCGCCGCAATTAGTCCCGCCATAATTATTTATTTTTATTATTATATTCTTCCATAGTAAATGAATAAATGTATTTTTCTATTTCTTCGTCAGTCCTTAAATCTAAAGGGTTTTTATGCGCATTAACAAATATAGAATCTTCTAAAGCCAATATAATCCTTCTAGTTCCTTTTGGGGAACTTTCAATACAAGGAGCAATATGTTCCACTTCTTCTTTATTCGATTTAACTAGTATTCTACCTGTTAACAAAAACCAGAAATGGTCGGTATTGTGTATGGCTCCTATACCAATACTTCCTTTCTTCATTTCCAGCTTCCTCATGTATATTTTGTCGGAGTAACTGTTTGTTACTTTAAAGTCTTCATTATTAACCAAAGACTTACCGTCTCCGTATATTCCTTCCGTGCCATTTTGTGCTAGGATTAGCATTGAATTTTGCAGTTTTTCTACATCTCTTTCAAATACACTTAATTTCATTTAATTTAATTTAATTAATAACTAGATACAACGTAGTTGGACCCAACGCTCCATAGTTCTTTAGAACCGCCTTTGTCGGTAATATCGTCTGTTGAAAATGTAACCGTAGCAAAGAATCCTTTTATTCCAGACACTTCTCCCCCGTAAATAACTTCTCCTTCTCTAGCTGGGCTATTGTTTATTAAATTAGCAAAGTATTTGTTTTCTTTTCTATCAAAACCTAATCTATATATAACGCCGTCGTCGGTGTATGTTTGATTGTAACTAGGTACTTGAGCTGTGGTATCATTATAGCTAACCCAGCCGTCATTGACAAAGTCAAATTGTTGACTATCAGAAATAAAACTGGTTACTTGCCACCCGTTATCGCCTTCGTAGTTAACTGTTTGAAAATTCTTAGACACTGATGATCCTTCGTTAAATACAAATGTTATATTTGAAGGTGCATATTCCCCATAAAAGGTACATCTGTTTGAAGTTGCATTAGAATAATGCTGGTATATAGAGCCATTTTTAAAACTATAAAAATTATTCCTAAGACTAGTTATAAAAGTAGGTTTATAAGTAAAGAAGCTATTCCACCCGTTAACTAACTCGTCAAAGGTTAATGTAGCGTATGTAGAAGCTGAATTAGAATTTTCTTGTGTAGCAGAGGTATTTTGTAAAGATAACGTATAATTTTTGTTATGTATATCGTACCCTCCTACCATAACCCCAGACTCACCCACGTTGATCATGTTGTCCCTAAAATAGTCTATCATACCATAAGAAGATATTTCTGTCAAGCCGTCCATAGAGAGCCTTAAAACAGCGTTTCTATCCTTGTCCGTAAAGTATTTTTGGTATCCATAAACAGCAAAGCTTTCTGGATTTCTGCTAATGCCATAATTACCAGAGTAAGGCACTATTTGTCCTATAACCTGTTGTGATGAAGTTATAGCTGCGTTGCCTTCTGCAGAATATATAGCGTCTTTATCTATCAATGCTCTACTTACTTTGTTTTCTTGAAAAACTATTAAGTTAGTGTCTTCAGCATAAAGCTTTTGTATTGATCCATTTACCGGGTCTACAGCCTTAGTGATATTTTCTCCTACAGAAAATTGGTTAGTATTGTTAATACCAGTCCTTGAATTAAATATACCTGAATATATTAAAGCATTGGGTCTGTATTGCTGACTAGATTCCTCTTCTACTATGTAAGCTTTAACGCCTAGGTCCACTTGTGTATTGTTATAACCCCCTCTAATTCTAGACTCTTCAACCAACCAGTTGTTCACGCTTGCAGGAAAAGCGATGCTGCCCGGAAATCCAGATTGATATGGGTAGCCATTAGGCCACACTGGCTGCGGAGTAGCGTCGTCGTTTGTAACCTGCTTTAGCCAAAACGAATTAAAGTATGATATTTCTATTGCTGCAGCCATAATTTATAATCACTTATTTTTGTAAATATTTAATATTGTTATTGTCGCTCAAGAACAGTTACATAATATGTAAAGTTTGGTTCCATATTTGTAAATTCATATTGCATAACATCTGCCGATCCTCCGCTTGGAAATTGAATATTTTCAGGTACTCCTGGATTAGTTCCTATTTCTGCCCTTCTAAAGCCGATGGATGTAAGCGGGTTAGGCCAATTACTGTTTCTTGTTATTTTACAAGTCATTTTATTGTCTGCAGGCAAAGGTATTGCTTCTGCAGTTTCTACGCACCCGTTTACACATAAATAAGTATAACCTAGGTTAACTACCATATTTGTGTCAATTGGTGACACTGTAGTAGTTATCCATTCTATATTAAACTCTGTCCCTCCGGCGTAAGGACTAATTACTGTTGCTTGTTGATTTATGCCTTCGGTTATGCCAAAAGAAGCAAGCACTTGAAAAACTTGCGATTGGGCACCAGAGGCGTCTTTTAAAATGACATCAATTGCGTAATTGCCTGTTTTTTTAGCAGTATTATTTGGATTTGTTATTATTCCTGAAGTAGGGTCTATTACAAATTCATTTTCAGGAACCGCGATGGAGCCATTATAAGCTATCCAAATTATAGACCAAGTAAGTCCTAATTGTGTTTGATTTCCATTAATATTTGAGCCGTTTATACCTGTCATTTGCATTATTGGAAAGCCTAAAGGCATATCGAAAAATGTTTTTACAGTAGGGTTTGGAGTATTAGTTATTTCAGGGGCCACGTTTTCCACAGACCCAGTAAATTGTAATTGTTCTGTGGTTAATCCAACAGTGTCTTCGCAATCTATAGCAAAAGTAAAAGACCTATTAGCTACATCAAATACAGAGTTTGAGCCATAGTAAAATAAAGCATTTGTAAATATATCAAATTGGTAAATAGAATTAGAAGAGGGTAATATAACAAACTCATTTGTTCTATTAACACCATTACCATCTATAACAGAGCTAAACGCAAAGTTAACAAGCGTAGTTATAGGCACCCCCCCGTTATTTTCTATAAAAGCTTTATTTACTATTTTTGTTCCAAAAGCCATACCTTCGTTTTGGCTGTACCCGCCGTTTAGATTTATTGTTGCTGGCCCTGAAAATCCTTCGTCAATTGCTGTATTCAATACAGATATCAAACCAGTTGAACTTGTTTCCCAATATATGTCCAATAAAGATACTACAGGAGATGTCTCAAAAACCCCTAGTGTTTCATAGAATGCAGTGGCTATAGTCCCTATAGCAGCCTCCGTGCTTACCCTACCTATTAAAGGGTTGGTTTCGCTTTGGTAAAATTCAGGGTAAGTAAGACTTGATCCCTGCGTACCATTATAATTTGTGTCTGAAACAGTAGATATAGAAACTACAGTATCGGATAATGTTCCTGGAAAATATTGCTCGTTTGAATTAGAGGTCGGTGCCACTCTCCCAAAAAGCTGTACACTGCTTCTAAACTGTCTTTGGTCAGGCCCTACTTCAGATAAATCCCTTGGGACCTTGTTAATGTTGTCATTTATTAAAACAATATTTGCTGTTTTACCTATTTCTAAACTTGCAGAGCCTGTAAAACTAGCAGGGTAGCCGTCTAAGATACCGGGTAAGTAAACATTGTAGTAATCTTGTTCCTGTTGTCTTACAACTATTTTATATGAGTACCACCCCAACGGATTAGTTAAACTGTATAATCCAGGATAACCAGGTATATCTGTTTGCGTTTTGCTTGGTATTGCTTTGTTAAACAAAATCCTTAAAGCATACCCAGGCCAGTATAGTATATCTGTTATAGGGCCGCCATAATAAGGAAGATATATTGTTGAACCACCATATTGAATGCCCTCTTCGTTATCAGCAGTATCTCTTGATGAAAGTATTACAGATGATTGCCTGCCAAATTTATCAGATAAAACTACACCAACTTGATAATTTCTGTTTTGTTTTACCGTATGATTAGGATATTCTGTTTGACTTTGGGGAGTAACAGCGGATGAGTTATAAGCTTTAGCCGAATACCCTACCCCGTAGTCTATTGATAAAGGAGGGGACATTTTATCGAAGAAGTTGCCATAAATAACTCTATTGCCAGAAACCTCTTGCGCTAAAGCCCTTGTTGGCACCTTATCGTATACCCTTGTTGTTTGGTCTGAAGGAAGAGTTTTATATGGCTTAGTAGATATATAAGTAAAATCGTAAACCATCTTGTTTACATTTGACTTCATTCTACTAAACACGTTCTTAATAGGTATTGATTCAACCACCTTTATTGCTAAGCCATCAGATTCTTTATATAGTATATCTAAATCAGTGATATGCAGATCTGTGCCCGGATTTTCAGTTTCAAAAAGTATGTTTAATACTATCTGGGTTACATTGTTTTCAACAAACTGAACAACAGTGCTCCTATAGGCTGCTTCTGAATCTCCTTCTAAAAAATAACCTTGTTGCTTAGGTATAAAACATATTTGAGTGAACGGAGCTATTAAAGAATATTCTCCATCATCAAATTTATATCTGTAGCTAAATCTTATGAATTTATCTTGTAAATAGTTTGGATCACCCGCCCAGTTTTCATTATAACAATCGCCAGTTACTCCAGCCCCGCAAATTACCTTAGGGGCATCATTAGGCAAAAACTCCTCAGAGGGGTTGGTCATTGTAGAAACTAATGGCAAACCCTGAGCAATATTAACTAATTTAATGCTTTCTAAAGGGGCGGGCTTTGCTACAGAAATAGTATCTTCTGAAATATAATAAGTTGGATTAGTTGCACTCCCGGGGTTTGCTAAATCAACATTTATTTTTCTTGGTTGATTCCTGTTGTCTGTCCAAAATAGCAGACTCTCTAATAAGTTTACTCCTGTTATTATGTTAGTTTTAGAAAAATTTAAAAACCTGCCTTCAACTAGTTTATTATAGTCTTTGGTAATTGTATTATACCTAGATATAATACAATTAGTATTAGCCGGGGCAAAAGTTCTATCTACCGAGGCGTCTGTATAATCGGTTAAAAATAAATATATACTATTAGTAGCATTATCAGCCAAAAAGCCTATAACATCTATATTTGGTATGTTTAATACAGTAGATTGTATAATTGAATTACCCAATATGTTTTCCAATGCACCCACATCAGAACCCTCTGAGCGGCTTATAGATACATTCTGAGCATTTCTATACTCTCCAGTAGGAACAAGTCTGTCGTCCAGGTCCTTGTTCATCTTGGATTTTATAAAGTTGTTTTTAATTTCAGCCATTTAATTAGTGTTTAATCCACTTAGATTTACCTCTCATTACCTGTATTACTTCACTAAGCTTAATATTTGATAATCTTATTTTAGCATTCCTAAGTGCAGCGGACTTTTCTCGTTTAAATCTATTTATAATATACTCTGGCTGATTAGCTCTTGTAGCGATTATACTATGTACCAAATGGAGATACATAGCTTCTTCTGCCATCTTAGGGACTTTGGTGTCCGCTTCATATGCTAACCCATCAGATAGGTATTCAAATATGATTAATGCCCCCACCAAATCACTGGAAAAAGATATTTTACCTTCCCTGCTGTTAAGGGTGAAGGTGCCATTTATATTTGAGTTAACTGGATCTAATCCGTAAGCCCTGCCATAGAAGTTACCGTTATTGAACCAATACCCATCACCATCTAAACCATTATTGTAATCCTCTAGTGATGCAATATTATTTATTCTTTTAGTATCAGCAACCGCCCAGCGTGCTTCGGTTTGTGAAGTACCCTCTAGATTCTCTTCTTGATTACTTTGTATAGGCAATCCGCTACCATCTTGCAAAGGAGCCGTGCTTGGACTACTAGTTAACTGCGTAGGTAATATTTGGTGTTTAACGCCCAAGTTGTCAATCCATGAAACTTTAACGTAGTTAACATAGTCTTGCGGCAATGGCAAACTTAAACTAGGGGGAATTGTTAATTCTGCCGCTTTAATACTTTTAAGAGTATCATAGCTAAATTCTTGTAAACCTCTTTTAGCGTGGAACATTACATCTGTCCTTTTGACATCTTGTATTAGTTTTCCGGCTCCAACATAGGCTACTAAGAAGTTATTGATTATATCATTTAAGGTTATGTATTCATAACCACCATAGTTATTCTCTACGGTATTACCATAAGCATTTTGATCTCCATAAACGCCGCCGTCTTCAGTTTTCATTTGTATAACCAAATAACTCTGAGTAGCCAATGCAACACCCAATGTTATTATGTTATCGGCAACTGTATAGGCAGATACATATTCTGTAAATGTTCCAGGATAACCATTATTACTAAAGTATAATACAAAGTTGTTTAAACCGTAATCAGTAGTATTAGGGTTATAATTGCCAAATACTAAATCCGTGTTAAACGTAGAGGCAAAAGCGACTTGCCCCGCCTTTGTTGTAAAACTCTGTGAACCAGCGTAGTATTGACTATTTGTTTCGGTTATTAAACCGTTATTTGGTCTAGACATAATCTATTAACTTTTTTGATTTACCTCCTGAGCTTGTGCTTGTTGAGCAGCCACTTGGATTATTTGAGGGTCCTTTATAATTATACCCATATAAAGTAATACGTTAGTTATAACAGTAGTTTGTTCTGTGTCGTCTAGTTCGAATTGTACAGAAGTAGCTGAATTGTATATATATGGACCAGATGTCCAAGTTCCACCGCCTAATTGCTGGTATGCCCATACAACATTTGCAGGCTTTCTAATATAAGAAATAGTTACATCAGAAGGGGTTGTTATAGTTTTTGGGTATACATATATACGAGGCAAAGTTGTAGTAGATCCGTCCTCGTAAGTATAGATAGGATACGTTTTAGTGGGCTTTGTTAAAGGAGACATATTAATATTCAATAGTTCGTTTCTTTGAACTCTTTGAATTTCCATTTCATCCTTGTATATAACAGTGCCAATCCTATGAAGATTGCTAGGGGGCATAAAATAGCCGCCAGCATTATATGTTGAATCCCCAATTGTTTTGAAAATGGAGATATTATTATCTATGTTTTTTTGTCTGTTAGCATATTCGCTATCAACTTGTGGAACGCGTAGCTGTTGGTTTAAGTCTTCAAAGTACCTTTCAAATATTTCTAGTTGAACTTGCGTGCCTATCTTATTAAACTCGTCAGGTGTTACATAACCTCTCTGCTCTTTGTTTAGTATCAACAAAACCGTTTTGTAAACTCTATCTACGTTTATTGCCATTTTAATTTTTATTATAATATAGGGGCAAACTTAATTACCCCTTATATTAATATTACGTATTATTTCATTTTTTTCTCTATAGACTTGAACACCTCAACACCTTCGTCGGTCTTGAAATATGCAGCCATAGCAGAGTAAGGATTCTCATCAAAAGGGACTGTCATTAGTTTTTTATCGTTAGTACCCCACATAAATGTTCTTTGGTCCTGTGATAATTTTATAATGCCATCTTCTGAGGCTTTTATTGCAATATTCCTAAGCTGTACGTTCTCATCATTTGCTAAATCCATAAACAATGAAGGATTTCTCTTGGCAAACAATATAAGATCTCTTTTAATTGCCTTTGAGCTCATTATAGAAACACCAGATCCAAGTTCAACTCTTAATATAGCTTCTCCTTGGTCAACATCCATGTTTATAGCGTAATTTGTTGCTTCCGCTTCTAACATTAAGTCATCCAAATCATCATTTGCTTCTGCCACTGCGTCAAATTCCGCATATGTCTTATTAGCATCTGGGTGATATAGTGATAACAACTTTTGCAAGTTTTGCTTTTCTTTTGGAACCGTTAATGTTCCATTGTGGAATATGATATGTCCTAATGTTGACTCTCCTTTTTGCTCATCTACAAATGGGGAGTTTTGATTAGTTGCATACCTAATTTCTTTTTGTTCGCCAGTTTTTGTATTAAACCATAGTAATGGGAATCTAGCAGTGTGTCTGGCGGCCATCGTATATGTTAAAGGGCTATGGGCTCCTGTTAAATAATACGTTCTATCTTTTATTTCCCAATCCTGTTTTGCTGGGGTTTTTTCTTTCTTTTCAGCAACAATAGTTACTACTTCTTCTTCAAATACTTCTTTTACAGAAGCTGTGCTTATTTTAGCCATAATATAATAAAATTAAATAAGTAAATAAAAATAAAAATTACCCCCGTCTTTACAACAGGGGTAATAATTATAAAGTTAAATTATGCAGATGCAGTAAACAATACGAAGTTGTTAGCCGCTTGAACTACAAGACATCTTTCAGAAAGGAAGTGTACCTCCATTGCATCAAGATCAGAAGTGTAAGCTCCACCTACAGAACCAGTGATCCAAGATTTCATTCTTCTGTCGTCAGCTTGAGAAGCTCTGTAACGAACATGTAAGAATGGTCTACGGATATTTGTTCCTAAAACTTGATCGTAAACTGTAGAAGTTCCAGCAGGAATTAAAACACCATCAATCCCAGATACAGTAACTCCACCACGTGTAGAAGCGTCGTTTAAGTATTTCCAGTCAGTCTTGTAGAAGTCATAAGAACCTCTTCTGAATCCAGAGAAACCTAAATTTAATGCCATTTCAGAAGAATTCTCGAATAATCCGTAAGCAGTTCCACCATTAGCTCCAGCGGAGATGCTAGCAAGCATATCGTCGAATCTTAAAGATGTGTCTCTGTTTAAGAATAACATGTTCTCTTCAATAGCTCCTTGAGTATCCAAGTTCTTAAGGATTCCATCAAATTCAGCTAAACCAGCGGCCCCAGCACTAAAGTTGTTTAGTACGTTACCTCTTGATTTAACAGCTGCAAATAAACCTTGAGTTCCTTTGATTCCATCGTCTGCAAGTGTAGAAGTACCAGAAACTAGTTCTCCTTCAACAACTGACATTTCTAAGTAGTCCTCAAAACGTAAACGAGTTTCAGATTCAGCTTTTAGATACCATAAGAATCCAGATGCTCCCTCTTCAGTAGCAACTTCAACCCATCCAATTTGAGCAGTATCTGATCCTGAGATAGCATACTTTTCTTTTATAATGATTGGAGAGTTATTGAATTGTGTGAAAGAAGGCGTTACAGATTTGATATCCGCATCTGTAGTTCCTTTTTTGTATTCAGAACCATAAACAAAGATTTTAAGAGCTCCAGCTGTTGCACTTAATGTAGTCATATCAGCAACTGTATAAGGCTTAACTGTAATAGTAGCCAAAGTAGATGAGGTATTAACACTGTTAGTAACAAAAACCTTAAGTTCAGCTCCTGTTGCTCCGTCCATAACTACTAGAGTCTGGTGCTTAGAGATAACGTTAGCTACAAAGTTTGGTCCTGCTGTTGCATTTAATGCAAAAGTTAAAGTTGTTGCAGTTGCCTTAGATACAGTATTGTAAGCAATATGTAATCTGTTCTGCTCTGACCAGATAACCTGATCTGAAGTCATTGGCATTTCTGCTCCTACCATTCTTAAAAAGCCTGATAGAGTTCTGTTTCCATAACGCTCTACTTCAGCCTCATAGATTTCTGGTAAGTATTGTTGTGCGAAATCATTTCCTGATCCGTCTGCAAAGTTTAAATAGTTGCTCTCAAGAGCCTGTTGCTTCTGTGAGGGCTTAATTGACCCGTAAACGGGTGCTACTGCTGCCATAGTTAAATGTTTTTAATTGTTAAATTTTTTTGTTTGTATTCTAAGTTTTGAAGAATCAAGACCGCTGATTGATTTAACGCGTAGTCCATTAACAAAAACATCGCCTGGAGCTGTTTTTCTAGCAGCCTCGCTTGGGTTTTTTGAACTACTTATAACCTCTCTTACAGCATCAGCTTTGCCCTGCTCGTAGAAATGAGATGCTATTTTATCAATGTTTTCAGCAGCATACATAGCTTTGTGATAACCTTTCGTATCTATAACATCACCTTTATCATTTAAGAACTTCTTAATTAGGTTGTTAATGTTCGATTGACTCTCTGCCACTTTTTCAACATTTTGAATACCATACCTAAATTTCTTCTCACCTACAGAAATATCAAAACCTTTGAAATCATCGGAAAAAAGTTTGCTAGTATCAGCTTTAAACTTCTCGTGTTGTTTGGCGGCTACGCCTTGCTCTTCGTTATATCGGTTGAAAAAGTCAGTGGCTTTGGTTTGCTCTTGAGTAACACCAGGTCTCAACTTGATTTCCTGGTAGTATTCACTCTTGAGATTTTCCAAATAACCTTTGGCTTTTGCAACTTCTTCTTTAAAGGCGAGTTTTCTTTTTCTTATATCTCGCTCTTCGTCGACCTCGTCGTCGTAACTAAAAGAATCTTCCATTAAGAAAGCTATTTCTTCGTTATCTAAATGTGGTCTTGTTTTTTTATAATATTCTTTAAGTAATGTATTGCTGTCTACATTTGTATAGTCAGCATTCAACCTAACATAATCTTCAACAGAACCCCCGGTCTCTTCCATAAAAGAAACTAATTTCTCTATGTTCTCTGGCAGGGGTTTGCCTGTTATTGCTTGTTCTTCTATAACTTGCTCTGCTTCATCAACCAAGTATTGAACTAATTCTTCTTTATCTGTTATCTCTTGGATAACGACTACATCTTCTGGCGTTACAACTTCTTCCGCAGCTGCTGGCTCCTCTTTTGTAATCTCTTGAACTCTTTCATTTGGTTGTTCAATTACCACTTTGGTAATTTCTTCTACTTCTTTTTTAGGCGTTAAATCCACCTTGGTAATTTCTTTATTGTTACCTAGTTTCTTCATCGCGGGCTTCTTTTTTTTAATTTTGAAGTCCCCTTCTTGTTGTACTACTTCTGACATGATATAATAATATAAAATTAATTAATAGGTATTATCTAGGCGAAAATTGCTCTAAGTTAAACCCGCCTAGTGAGTCATTACCTTGAGACTCAAAGTTTTTAGGTAATAAATCATTTTTTCTTTGATCTATTAACTCTGATTGCTGAGTACCTTGTATTTTTACTCTTTTATCTTTCCTGTCTTCTGTTTCCGCTTCTTTAGTTATTTCCGCATTAGCCCTAACTTGAGCTAGTTGCATTTGATAACCAAATTCCTCGGCCATTAACTCTTTCTTAATTTGAGCCTCTGTTTGCATTCTTGTCATTTCAAATTGCGACTTAGCTTGTTCAATGCTAACTTTCTCAGCGGTTAACGCTTGTTGTTTTTGAACTTCAAACATTGCTGCAGCTTCAGCTGTTCTTGAGTTAGCCTCTGCTTGTGCATTTATATTAGCTATTTGGGCAGCCTCCACTGCTGCTTGCTTGCGTTTTCTTTTTAATTTAATAAGCTGATTAGCTAATTTTAAATTCTTTATTTGTCTAATGTCTATTGCATCTTCTAAATCTATACCCCCAGATTGCAAAGCAATTTGAATGTTTTGTTCTAACTGTGCTTTTTCTTCGTCATCCGGCTCTAATTCTAAGTATATGCCAAAATCGTGTAGGTTTAAGTTTTGTATCTCTTTTAAAGTCTCTACATTAAATGTGGATATACTATTTGATAGTGAATTAGATGTCAATGAGAAGTTCAATACATCCGCTATTCTAAGAGATATATTTTCGCATGTCTTAAGCGTTAGGTATAAACTAGCTTGTAATATGTGGCGAGTTGCTACATTCGATTGGTTAGCTGCCATTTTTTGTAATCCTAGTAAAGCATCTTTATCTGGGTTACTTCCATCTCTAGCTTCGTTTAATCCAGTTACGTCTCTTATCATTTGTAAATAATAATTGTACGTATTTATTAAAGAGCCTATTTTCGCTTGACCAGAAGATGAAGATAATTCTTGAACTGGTATTTTACCGCGGTTCATCTCACCATCTTGCGTTAATGATCTACCAACAACGCTACCTGTTTGGAAATACATATTCAATGCTTCCGCTGGGTTATAATTTGTGCCATTCCCAAGATCAACCTCAGCTAATCCGTCCATATCTAAGAACACCCCATCAGGAACTATTCTAGACATAACTTGTTGTAGTTTAAGGTGCGTAAGCTGAATCATATCTGCAAACCCAGTTACCTTGCTAACTAAGCTTTCAATCCTGCCTTTATACATTCTAGGGGCAGTAATAGTGTAGTTCATTTTAACTTTTGTGGTATCAGCATATGGTCTTGTCATATTCTCAGCCATCTGCCACTCTAACATAGTGTTATTACCCAATACCTTAGCCCCACTATATAAAACCTCTATGGTTCTAGATACTTTATTAAAATTGTTGCTTTCAGGAGGATTAAAACTATCGTCTTTTTGTATTACCTTCTCTAAACCAAACTCAGTTTGTTTTATTTTAAATACCTGGTTCGAATAAGTCTTATATTCAAAGAATAGAACCTGCACCGTGTTTCCATCAAAATTTCCCCATCCAGTAACATAATTGTTATTTCCGGGCATATTCTGTATATTCAGTAGCTCCTCATCAGATATATCTGGGAATTGTTTCTTTAACTCAGGTATTGTGATTGCTTTCACTTCACCAACATAGTATATGTCTTCGAAATTAGGATCTTCTGTGTAAGAATAAACCAAGTAGGCGGGGTCGACATAGTTAACTACAATACCTTCAGATTTATTAAAACTTGTTTTAACGCAACTTATACCTAATACTACTAAATCATGATTTAATCTTCTTCTTACTAGATCATATTTATTAGCAGCAAGGACATTGTTTATAGCTTCTTCTTCAGCTATCTCAACAGATTGCTTATAACTAAGTTGCATATGTAATTCAAGTTCTTCCCTTGTTTCCGGCAACTCCTCTGCGCTCAAAGGGGAGTTCGAAAAGTCTGCACCGGTTATTTGATTAGCTTTAGCTATCAAATCTTGCGTATACATATCACGCATTACAGATAAAGCATAATCTGTTCTTTTCTTTAAAGATTCAGGATCTTGTGAAAAAGCTTTTATGTCATATGACTTTTGAGACATGCCATTCACTACGATGTCTACAAACTTAGATATAACAGGTACAGGCTTCCAATCTAAATTAAGATAAGATAAATCTCCATTTATTGATAATTCATCTTTGTACTTTTGTATTGATTGCTCGCCTCTAGTATATAACCTTAATTGATGGAAGTTATTATAATTAGTTTGGTACCTATTATTAGTTCTCCCCTGATCAAACCATTCTCTTTCAATGGCCCTAGCTACTTGAATACCATACTCTGCGGATGCTTTTTCTACGTCGCTAACTACTTGACTTGGAAAAGAACTATTAGTATTTGTATATACGTTCATTTATATTATAATTTTTGAGGCACTACCATCGTTGTTGTATTTTTTAATGCCCATATTAATAGGTTGTCTTTCTATTCTATTAGCTGGTGCATACCTTTGTTTATTACACGCCATTAATGCTAACCCTGAACTAATGGAAGCATCATGACTAGTTCTATTATTTATATTAAACCTTGCCCAATCTTCTAGCGTCCTTTGAAAATACATATCTCCATATCCAGTATCGGATAATCCTACATATGTTTCAATATAAGATTCAATTGCGGCGGCGTGTGCTTGCTTTATATCTTCGCTGGAGTTTGGTATACCTCCAATTTCCTTTTCTGTTACAGATAACTTATTCCAAATTTTGTCGGGTCTATTAATTGAAAAACCTCTATAGCCTCTTCTTTTAAAATGGTATAATAGCCTAGGTTTGTTATTCTCGGCTAATATTGGCATTCCGTAAAAAACACAAGCCATTAAAACATCTTCAAAGAATATCTCCGCTGTTTGTGGTCTGGCTATGTATTCTAAAAAGAAATGGTTTGGTGGCACATCTTCCATAGAAAACTTAGTTAATCCAGATAGAGCGCCATTAGAACCTCTTTGATCTACAGTACCTGATATGTCATAACTATCGCACCCAAACGCTCCGCAGTGTTCATTACCAGGATGCTTCATGCCATTCTTTATTATTACCCGGTTTTGCATATCTTTAGGTGGAACCCAAGTTATTTTAAACCTTCCGTCCTTATGTGGGTTAAAAACAACTATAGAGTCTTGTACCCCATTTTCCCATGCAAAACTACCTGTAGTTACAATAGCTGTATTTCTAAGGTCTTCGTTGTAATCTATTTGCTGGTATATTTTAGTTAGATTAAAAAGCGATTGTTTTGCTTCATCTCTAAATGCGTGCTGTGTTGTTCTAGGAAACTGTCTGTAGTATTCATTAAGACCATCTTGGTCATTTTTAAGACCTCCAACTTCATTCTCCCAGTATTCTATTACACCTATATCTATTAGTCCACCATCAGGCCCTATGGCTGGGGTTTTTGGAGTGTTGAATACAGGTATTCCATATTTATCAATGAATCCCTCGTAGTTCCATTCCATAGGCACGAACAAAGAATATAATCCTGAGCTAGTCTGTCCATTGCGGTTTCTTTTTTGTACGTCAGAATGTTCATATAGTTTTTTAAAGTTTTCCCCGCCTTTCGCCAAAGCGTTGGACGTTGATCCCATCATACATTTGCCTACTATTCTTGATCCAAGTCTAAGACACGTTTTCGTGACCCTCCAGTTGTTTGTAATATTGTCCGGCCTTTCCCATTTGCCCGATTCGTCGTGAACGAGGAGCTGTAGTTTCTCCCCATCATAAGAGTTGTCCCCTGTGTTTTTCCAGTCAATCGTGGTATCAAGTCCCTCTCCGAAGTCGTCCATTTTAGAGTATTCTTTAATCGAGTTCCTAGTGAGCCTTCTTGACGGTATCTTGTATGATAGTTCGGTCTTTGGTCTTTCCATACCGTCCTGGGTGGGTTTAAAGAAGAATGGGTAATTAAGACTGATGGGTACCACCTTGTCTGTAAACATCTTCTTTGCATCTGCTCCAGTCTTTGATAAAATACCAAATCTTGAATCTTTAGATATTGTGGCCTGGTTAACGGTCTCTGCTGAAGCCATAAATGAAAATCCAGAACGTCTGTTCTTAAGGTAGCACATTCCATAAGATCTATAGTCTGCCTTGCAAGCTTCCCAGAAATAAAAGAATATTCTATTTGCCTCTCTATAATCGGCGGCACCAACGTCAATCTTAGTCCACTGCAGGTAGACATAATGAGAGCCAGTAATATAAGTTTCAGTGCCATCGTTATAAAACGAAAACCCCTCATCCCTGCATTTAAACTCTCCGTCGATATAATCATAAAACCTATTTTTAAAAGCATCTGGGTATTTATTCCATTCATTAACGCTTTTTATTTTATCTATTTCTGATGGTATTAAAGACTTTTCCCAATACTGTTCTGATTTGTCTTTACTTCTTTTATAGCAGTCTTTTATTAGTGGTAAAGCTACTTTTAAGCCCTGTATTTCATACACCTCACCAATTTCACCACTCTTACTAATAATAACAACATCATATTCTTTATTGTAGCCATATACCCACTTCTTGTGTCTATTATTACTTTTAATAACCGCTGGCCTTATGTAGTTATCTAATATAGAGTATAAATTTTGAGTATACATTATTTAGATCTCCCCTCTGCAAAGCCTTTAAAAGCAACCCCTTTAGATACCGTCAATGACGAATCCAGCATTGCTTGTTCGTTTTCAATTCTTTCAAGAATCTCAAAAGCATCGAATACTGCTAACTTTTTAGTGGCAGCAGCGTTCTTTAGCTTATCAGCGGTAAGGTCATCATCTGAATCTACAATAGCTTCCCTAGCCACTTTTATTAATTCCTCAACTGCTTTGTGCCCAGCTAGGATTATTTTTTTCCTCGTTTCCTTTGGATCCATATTTAATTACGATATCATTTGATTTCATACAATACAATTTATGCCCGTCTATTACAAACTCGAACTCACTACCCGGCGTGTAACCTACTAATGCTCCAGGATTGATTCCTAGCACTTCTAATGAACTATTACCGTATTCTAGTATACCAATAAGCTTTTGCTCTTTTTCAAGCGATAAGCTATCTTTATTTTTTATAGGGGCTATAAAGCACCGGTTGTTAATTGTATTCCAACTACCTGATTTTCCGTATAAATATATCTGGTCTAAAGCGCAGAAGTACAATCCATCAATAAACATTGATCTGCTATCTTTTTGCTCGCCTTTCATATTATAAAACCTCCTAAATACATTATGATGTATCACTATTATATCACCCTTTTTTATATCCGTATTAAACGCCAAAGGTACTTCTACCACTTCAGCAAGGTTATTTACAGATTTAAAACTTTCTATTGATGTATTTGTAATAAGGGTTTTATCTCCTATCTTTTTTTCATTATCATAACGACCACCAACTGGCTTTATTATGAAATCAAAAACACTCTTCATTAATATTCAAGATCATACTCAACCGATATTGCCATGTTAGAGTTGAATTTCTTCCATGGCATCACCTCGTTGTTTTTCTTTATATGAATGTTATAAGAGTTATCTTTTTCTTCAAATAGAATATAAGCTATTTCGTGACCGCCATAAACGTTTTGTCCTACAGCGTAGTGCATTGCTTCGTTTTTATAGTCTGAACCTATACTTATTTTTCTTATAACAGAAGACATATTACTCTTTTTCCTTTTTAATTTCGGTATACGACCCAGTTTCTATGTCAATAGTGATAGCCCCGTATGTGCTTTCCAATTCAGCCTTGAAGTCCTCTATCTCTTGATTAAGGCCAGCTTGTTTGTGTAATAAACCGTGCTTCTGTACTTCTACAAATCCAATGTCCTTCAATAGATTCGATAAATCTTTTTGTTGTCCCTGAATTTTAACTAATTGGTCTTCTGTAATCGTTTTTACTTTTTTCATTTTATTTGATTTAATTAATAATTATTTATTGTCTTTTATGGCGGAACCGAAGTAATAACCAAATATACTTAATGCCACACCTTCAACTATACCTAGTAAATGTATGAAAATTTCTTTATTAGATTCAGGTACTTCTGTAGTAACTACTGTATAAACTAGAAAGGCAAAAGCGGTTAAACCTACAATACCGGTCATATTAAACATCCAGTCCGTCCCGTACTTCCTAAGACCAACCTCTCTTTTCCTAGCGGAGTCCCTATCCTCAACTTCTAGCCTGTATAATTCTACTAGTCTGTCGTGAGCCTCTGCTTTTTGACCATCAGATAAATCTGGATCTTTGTCTATAAGATTCTTTACTATACCTAAAATCCCCTTATCCGGCAGAACATCACCTATAGTGTTTACAATAGATGAACCTGTTCCTAG